TCTCCCGAGGCCATAAAGGAAAACCCAGAACGTCTGTTTTTAAGGTAGCACATTCCATAGCAGCGCTCGTCTGCTTTGCAAGCTTCCCAAAAGATAAAGAATAATCTGTTTGCTTCTCTATAGTCTGGTTTCCCAACATCAATCTTGGACCACTGCAAGTACATAAAGTGAGTACCAGTAATATAAGTAGCCAAACTTTTATTATAGAACCAAAAACCTTCGTCTCTTCGAGTAAATTCTTGATCAATGTAATCATACCAGGTTTCCTTAAAATCAATAGGGTATTGCTCCCAATCAAAGATTGTTTTTATTTTTTTTAATTGCTCTGGTATTTGGGTGTATTCCCAAGTATTAGATTTAAATGTATGTACTTCTTTTGGTTGCTTAGGTAAAGCTATTTTTAAATTTTGTATTTCATATATTTCACCTATCTCACCTGTTTTACTTATTACAACAACATCGTGTTCTTTGTTATAACCATATTTCCATTTTTTATACCTATTATTTCTTTTAATTATATTAGGTTTTATATGATCATCTAATACTTTGTAAAGGGTTTGAGTATACATTATCTAGACCTTCCTTCTGCAAAACCTTTAAAAGATCTTTCTTTAATTTCTTTAGGTTTTTCGTTTAACATATCCTCTTCTTCTTGTATACGTTGAAGTATTTCAAACGCATCAAATATAGCTAATTTTTTTGTAGCAGCCGCGTTTTTTAAACGATCAGCTGATATGTCATCGTCAGAATCTACAATAGGTTCTTTAGCTACTTTTATTAACTCATCGACTGCTTTCTGCCCAGCGTGGATTATACTCTGCTTGGTTTTCTTTATATCCATGTTTTAATAAAATATCATTTGATTTCATACAATATAAACGCTCATCGTCTATATTAAACTCCCATTCAGACCCAGTTTTAAATGTAACTAAGTCACCTGGCATTATTTCTAGCTCTTTTAAGAAGCTATTACCTATTTTTAATATACCAACATTACTAACTTCTTTTTGTGTCGTTAGAGTGTCTGTATTCTTTATAGGTATAATAAAACATCTGTCGTTTAAAGACTTCCAATATTTTTTACGTTTGTATAAATAAACTTGTTCAACAGAAGCAAAATATAAATCATCTTTAAAATATGATCTACTGTCTGCTTGCTTACCTTTCATATTGTAAAACCGTCTAAAAACATTTTGATGTAACACAACAATGTCACCTGTTCTTACAGGTGTTGCTATAGCCAATGGTGTTGATACAACTTCTGCAAACCTGTTTACAAACTTCCAGTTTTCTATTTTAGTATTTAAAACTAAATTTGTATCACCAATTTTTTTAGTGTTTGCGTATCTTTCACCGATTGGTCTTACGATAAAATCATACACACTTTTCATTAGTACTGTAAATCATACTCGATAGATATAGCCATATTAGAATTAAACTTCTTCCATGGCAATACCTCATCGTTTTTCTTAATAAAAATGTTATATGATGTATCGTTGTCTTCAAATAAAATATGAGAAATTACGTGACCACCATACACTTCTTGTCCAACTGAATAATGCATGGCGTCATTTTTGTAATCAGATCCTATACTGATTTTTCTAATGACGTTATCCATTATTAATCTTGTTTTTCTTTTTCTAATAAAGTATATGTACCGTCTTTTAAGTCAATATTTATTTGTCCGTATTTCTCTTCTAACTTTAATTTTGTTTTTTCAATAGCTTCATTTACACTTGCTATCTTATGAAGAGCACTATGCTTTTGACTTTCTAAAACACCAATGTTAGTAAGTAACTCTTGGATTTGTTTTTGTTGATCTTGTACTTCTGTTAACTCTTCTTGTGTAATTTTATTTAATTCAGACATTTTAATATAATTTAATTGTTTTTCATTTTATTTGTTTTCTCCCAACTACGACCTACAAAATAAGCTCCGTATACCGTAATTAAAAGAGTTTGGAATATAGGTATGTATTCGTCTGCTATTTGAAATTCACCTACATTACCGTCAAAAAAAGCACATATAACAAATATCACAGTTAAGAAAATTAAAACAGCTGGGCGTATATTTTTTGACAGTTTAGAGTCAGACGCCATATCTGCTTTCCATCTTTCAGTAACTTGCTCTTGCGCTTCTTTATCAGCTTGCTCTAACAACTCTTGAATTTTTTGTTTAGCCGCAAGTCTTTCTTCATCTGTAGTTGTCAGGTTGTCTATAACTTTACCAACATCTTTAATGAGACCCCCAGTTATAAGTTGAAGAAGTTTTTTCATTATATAGTTGGGCGCGGACCTTGCATTTTTCTAGCCTGTTCGCGTAATCTCTCAAGGTTTTTCTTTCTACTTTCAATCGACTCTGTTAGGTTAGGAGTAGTTACATTTTGCCCAGACTTGTTTTTTAAAGGTCTATTCCTTTCGCCTGTTGGCACCGGCATATCTGAAGTATAATTATATCCGTAAAAGTGTTTTGCCGAGTCACCTCTTCCTGTTTCTTCTCTTTTTAAAGAATCAATTTCAGCTAAATTCCTAGTAATATTTGTAGTATTTTGATCGTATTGTTTTTGGCTTTCAATTACTTTTTTAATATCATCTTTTTTAAAAGATGTTTTATTGCCGGTTCCTATGAACTCTTTTAAATCTGGATGTGATCCACCTGGACCATGCGCCATTGGTCCTACATATGACTTAGAAGCACCTTCATATTTAGGCGCGCCATTCATATACATACCAGCTCCATCATAATATTTAGAAGCTGAATCTTCATGAGCCATTTTAGCAGCTGTCATATCACCCATTTTTCCTGGTGACATTCTTTCTGCTCCAAATTTTTGTTTATAACCCATTTTTGCAGAGCTATCTTCGATTTTTTTTAGTTTTTCTGCAGGAACTTTATAACTGTAACCGTCCATGCCTTTTCCTTTTTTTGCCATTTTTATTTTGCTTTTATTTCGTTTGCATAAGCAGGTCCTTCCCAGGGTCCAGTGCCTTTTGCAAAATGTTTTTTTGAATATTTTTTACCTTTGTAATAGATGTTGTTATCGTCCCAATAAAAACCCTCATGCATCATCTGATCTACATGAGTTTGCTCATGAGAGTGTGTTTCTTTTTTCATAGAAGGAGATAAATCTTCTTCCATTATAATTACACCATTTTTAAGAGTTCTACCTACTGCAGGATCTTGCGACATATCTCTTTCGTAAACCGGTGTTACAGATGTTGGATAAAAAGGTTTAATACTAAACTTACCTCCTAACTTAATCATTGTTTATAAGGAAATTTTTTATTAAACCACTCTTGTCTATTATTACAACCACAGGGGATATTAAGACCCTTTGACACAGTATCAACTACGTGTTTAATTCCTGTTCGCTTGGTAAACCCAGCTATAGTGTCCCCAAATCCCCTCGGTTTCATTTTTCAAATACTATGAGTAAGCTAAGGCTACTAAAAATACTTGATCATCATTATCATCTTTTCCAAAGTATGGAGTAGCTTTTACACCGCCTGGATTACCAGTTAGTGAATAATTAAAAGCATCTCTAAGTGGTCCACCTGTTGCAAACACTGGGTTTGCAGGGGCAGCTGAATCATTTACAGTTGAAAAAGTTAATTCAATTTCGTCATAGTTTGATTTAAGAGTATTTAAGTGTACCTTTAAAGTCTGTGCAGCAGTTTGCTCTACAGAAACAATTTCATCTACTGGAATTAAATGTGCTCCGTTTAAGAAGTTATTAGCGTTACCGCTTACTTCTACTGAAATAAATTTTGCCATGTTGTTATAATTTAACGTTAATAATTGTTTGTTGATTTTCAGTTTACTCTGTTTATTTTATACAGTATCTTTTACCTGGTGAATCTAATATCTCTTGTTGTAAGTGAATAGGTAATTCATCTTGATTACCAACTAAAGCTTTAGCGGGTCCATGATGTTCTTTATCATACTTCATATCACCAGCTAGTTTAGATATATGTTTTTCATCTGCCACCATTTTTTCATCATCGTGACCATGATGTGCATCATACATAATATCTCTTTTTAAATAAGATATATGAGCTGCATCGTCTCTTTCAGTTGGTTTATAGTTATATCTATCAACTCTAGTATGTGGGTGACCCATGCAGCATCTTGCGTTACCACTATATTTTCCGTAATGTCCTTGTTCGTTTATTGCCATGATTATTGTATTTTTACTAGCCAAAGCTGTGGTTCGTTAAAGTTTGCGTTACTATTTACTGGATAGCCTTGTGTTCCAGATCCACCAGTCGCGCCGTTATGGAAACCAATAATTTTAAAATAATCATTCGCATTTAAATCCATATAACCAGCTCCAGTTACTACAGCTTCTCCGTTTCCAGATGTAGCAACAATTAAGTCCTGTAACACGCATTGTTTAGTTCCAATGCCTGATGCTACTGTGTCTGTTGCTGCTGTTATTCTAAAAAACACATTACCGTTTACGGTTGGTAAAGCAGATTGAGCTAAATCAAAAGATGAGTATCTAGCTTGAAAAGCATATCTACCAGCTTTTAAAACTTGTATTGCGCCTTGATTACCCAAACCACCAGTTACGACTGGGTTAAATATTGTAGCATCGTCATTTACTGTCACGGTGTTATAAGGCACTAAAAAGTCAGTTATGTCATTTGTATTAGCTAAACCTGCAGTCCCTGATATTTTAACTTGACAAGCTGGATTTTTTTGTTCCCATGAAATACCTAAACCAGGACCATTTGAAGTTAGCACATAACCAGCAGAGCCTCCTGACCCGGTAGGGTCTATAAGCGCTGAAGAAACCTGTATCGCCGAGTCAAAATTTACTAAAGGACCACCTGCAATAAAAGAGAACTCTTCTATATCTATATCATTATTTGGACCAATTACTAAATTAGTACCAGGTACTTGAGAAAGTATTTGAGTACCACCACCAGTAATCGTACCGCTTAATGCTGGAGTTGTAACTAGATTTATTTGTGAATTTGATACACCGTCACCAATTGTTAAAGTACTTGAATTAACAAATAAATCCCCTGTTAAAGGTGCTGTTGCTCCAGCTGTTAAAGGTAGATAAGGACCACCTGATAATGTTATTAAGCTAGAGGCTAGATTAGCTGGTGAAATTCTAGTGTTAACTACTCCTGCATATCCTACTATATCATCAAAGTTTGCTATATCTGATTCTGCGGTAAATTGTGAAAATTTTATATTTGCCATTTTATTATTTTATTCTCTGATCATTAAATCAGCGTTGTTTTCTGTTAACATAAAGTCTACTCCATTTTCTAATATAATAAAATTAGTAGCAGGAGCGCCTCCTGTTCCAGGTGCATTAGGTATTGCTAGTATAGCGTTTGCTACTCCTAATATAGTTGGTGCCATTATTCTAAAGCTAAAATATCTGCAGCTGTT